GGATTTGTACATGAAAATGATGGAGCGTCAAGAAAAAAACCGATCCATCGATCGTGGTATAGGAATGATAGGTGCGTCATTAGCACAAGAACAAAACAGAGCAGGTATAATGCAGGCGTTTAGTTCTGACAACAACGCCGACCCAAATGTTATGATAAACAACATTATGGCGTTTAAGCAAAGCCAAAACGCTCTGCAACAAAAAGCGGCTGAAAGAGCAGGTATTCCAGCCATAGCAGCCAAGTACGGCCTTAGCGCAGAAACCGCAAACTACCTTTTCGATGCAGGTAAACTGGATCAGGTCATAGCGGAAGCGGAAAAACCAAACAACGAAATAGTGTCGAACGAAGACGGCACTCATGTCATTGTCGACAAAACTACCGGACAAATTAGTCAACCCTTTGGTGTGGCTAAAAAACGGGAAATAGAACTGGTAGACGACCCTGTAACAGGCGGTAAAATAGCAGTTTACAAAGACGATAAATCGCCTGTGGGTAATAACAATATCGCAGGTACGGGCAACACGGAGCAAGAGCAGCTCTACAACGCCGCAATGCGCGGCGTCTCTGCGGAAAAACGCATACCGCTTGAACAATGGCTGCTTGATCAAAAACGCGCGGGTGCGTCGCAGGTAAATGTAGGACCTTCCGGCACAGACTACGGCGACCCACCCAAAGACACTGCTTGGAAAAGAGCGCCGGATGGGTCGATAGTGTTAGACGAAAGAGGAGTACCTATCGCACTGCCTGTTCAAGGCGGAACCGTGTTTATCGCTAACGAAGAAGCGGCAAATAAAATTGAAGGCTCTAAAAAGGCCAGTGACGCCACAGCAGACATCGTAACGGAAGACATCGACCGTGTTCTCGACATAATTAACGACAAAAAGAATACGGGATTGTTTTCAGCGACCGGTGTTCCAGCGGCAGCCTCACAAATCATCCCTGGAACACCAGCGTATAACGCAAAAGCCCTAGTGGAAACTGTCAAAGCTAATGTAGGCTTCGATAAGCTACAAGCGATGAGAGCTGCCTCACCTACCGGCGCAGCTCTTGGACCTGTGTCTGATTTTGAAAACAAGCTACTTCAAGCTGTTATAGGTAATTTGGAACTAGCACAAAGCAAAGATCAGGTAGTTTATAACCTTGACAGGGTAAAGCGAATTTACTCAGCTATTGTGTCCACGGGCATCAAATCGCAAGAAGAAGCTGATGGTTTGATGCAGAAACCAAGCAGCTCGTCAACTAACATGTCAGTTGACGACATAATTAAACTTTACTCAAAGGAATAAGTTGTGGCCGATTTGGATCAAATGAAAGCAGCTTTAAAAGCGGCGCACCAAGCGGGCAATAAAGACCACGCACAAATTTTGGCTGACGCGATACGAAAAGAAGAGTCAGCGTCTTACAGCAAAAGCGTAAGAGATCAGTTTGAAGCTATGCCCATGTGGAAAAAGCCGATGGTGGCCGCATCAGACTTGGCCAACCTTAGTTTGGATAAATTTACGCTAGGTGGATACAACAAATTACTAAACGCATTGCCATTTGGCGGGTACACAAAAGAATACACGGACGACCAAACACGGCAGGCGCAAGAAAGAGCAGAATTTCCGGGCAAATTAGCGGAAGCAGCAGGTACAGTAGGATTGGTTACAAGACTACCTACCTTGGTACCAACGGCAATGAACGCGGTCAAGACGCCGGTGGCTAAGTTCTTCGCGGGTCTAATGGGCGGAGCCGCTGACGGCGCTCTGATGGGGGCAGCGGAATCCTCGATAAGAGGCGACAATATCGCGGAAAACTTGGCGGGGGATGCTGTAAGCGGCGTTGCAGGCCGCATTGTAGGCGGAGCACTCGGCAAGACTTTCGATGGAATTGAGAACGCTTTTCAGCGAAAACCGTCCAAATTAAGACTAGATGAATTAACCGCCGTCAAGAATGATGCGTACAAGAAGGTAGACGATGCTCGTGTGGTGTTTCCTCCATCTTCTGTAGACGAAATAACTGCGGGGTTTGACAATGCGATAGCTGACGCTTACCCCACTCGTCATCCGCAAGCAATAGCGTCTGCCGCGAAACAACGGGCAGCTCTAGAACGCAAATCAACTGCGGGTGAGCGCAAAAACATAAACTTATCCGAGTTAGACGCGGTTAGGCAATCCATCACCAAAAACGTATCCAAAATGCCAGACCCAGCAGAAGCTGATTACGGACGCGACATGACCAAATCTTTAGACGATTGGTTAGCGAATGTGACGCCCGACAAAATAGTGGCAGGCGATGCTGAGGAAGGCATCGCGGCGTTGTTAAAAGCAAGGGATTACAACTCGCGTATGTTAAAACTAAGTCAGTTAGATGAGTCGATGTCTAAAGCGTCCAGAAGAGCAGCCACTAACTTCACAGTAGGTGAAGATACCACCATGCGTCAAAACATCAGCGGCATCCTCGGTAGTCCAAAACAAAGGCGAGGATTTAAACCCGACGAACTAAACGATATGGAAACCGTGGTACAAGGCACCAACTCGCAAAATTTTAACCGCAAAATAGGTAAAATTCTGTCACCGACTTCGGGCTTGGGATTTACTGCGTCAGCCGTTCTTGGGGGATTAGGAACGGCAGCAGCCGGACCGTTAGGCGGCGCGGCCGGTGCCGCAATACCCATGGTGACGGGCGCACTGGCTAGAAAAGCGTCGGAGGTAAGCACTAAGAAATCGGTGGATGACCTGTTAGAACTCATAGCTAATGGCGGGGTCAAAAAACCGAAAATTAAGTCAAACGAGAAATTAAAAAACACAATGTCCAAATTGTACACGCTTAACGCCGTTAGTGACTAGACATTCCGGCGAACACCGCTTGAAACACGGACTCTTTCCTCTGCAAAGCTTTTATGCAATCTCGGTCTATAGGTGTACCTATTAAATCGATGTAGTTGACGGAAGACTGTAGTTGGCCGTGTCTGTGTGACCTGTCTTCTATTTGACTTCGGGTATCTAAAGAGTAGTTGTTCTCGTAGAAAATCATTGTGCTGCAAGCATTGATCACGTTATTCTGGTCGCCTAACAAAGTGTGGCCGTATTTTGACGCGTTATCCTGCAACAATATAACGCGACACGAGGGGTCCTCGTTAAATTTGCGCTTTTGTTCAGCTATTTCGTCTTGTGTCATGCCGCCTTTAATCCACGCCGGATTTTCGTTAACTAAACGCCGCGTTAATTGTTCAAATACTGGTTTGTGGTGATAAACCACACAAGACTTGCCTATTACCTCGTTATTTAACACTTCGCACAACAGATTTAATCGGGGGTTGTCTTTATCCTCTACAAGCTGTACTATAGATTTATCTTCTTTATAAACCCACCCACATTGAATTTGGGCTAACTTTATATACTTAGTTATGGCTGCGTCCACAGTTACTAAATCGCCGTTTTGTAGCCACAAGACAAACTCATCAGCCATTTGTTTGTACATACTCTTCATAGCGGGGGTTAGAACATAATCACGAATGTGGAATATTTTTGGGGGTAAATCTGTCCACTCGGCTTTGGTGGCGCGAAACGTGTAAGGGTCGATCAGCTCGGATAAGATGTCTTCATTTTGAGCACCTAAAACTTGTTTCATTTTAAAACCCCCCATTTTACAAAACGCGGTTTTAAACGCAAAGTAGTTGCGGCCATTAAACTGCTTGATGACTCGAAACTGCCCCCACAAATCGTGCGGACCCTGCGTTATCGGCTTGCCGGAAAGAATACGAGAGTATGCCAAGTCTTTGGCGACATTTATAGCAGCTTTGGTTTGCAGACTGTCGTGGGTTTTTAATTGTATACTTTCGTCAAATATTCCAAACACCTTGTGCCCTTGCATATACTCCTGTAAAAACCGCTGCGTTTTTTCAGTTCGAATGGCCTCGTAGTTTAATATCAACTGCCGAACTTGGTTTGTGGGCTGACGTAGCCATTGTTCATGCGAATTGCTGTCGCTGTTATACACAAATTGATTTACGGATAAATCGTGTTTTATAAAATCGTCAACCCAGCCGGTCTTAAATGAATTGGGACAAACCACGATCGAACGGGTGGCGTTGCCCTCTGCTACCCGTTCGATCAAATCTAACCCCGCCGTTAGCGTCTTACCTAAACCCATTTCCATGAAGTATGCAAATCCCGCAGCTCCGTTGCTGCGGGACAACGCAGCAAGTTGCACTTTCATCGGTTTCATCGTATTTTCCCATTAGACGCGCGGTTAAATCGGGTCGATTCTACTTTTCGTTGTTTTACCATCCATTCCTCCAACGCTTCGAGAACCGCGGGCGAAAACACAACAGCAAACTTTACTATAATCTCGTATTCGTCGTCTAGGTGGTTCTTTATGTACTGATTACCCAAACGCTCTTCCATACACAAAAACCGGTAACCCTCCATTTTGTCCGCCAACTTAAGGATAGTTCCTAGATAACCCAAATCCGACAAAACATTTGAGTACGTCAATGAATCAGAATGGTGTTGTATAAATTCAGACGTATCGAAATAGGGCTTTACCATGCTCGGCAAATCGCCCGACAGCGCTTCTTCTTCTTCATGGAAATGCGCCGCTTTTAACAGTTTGGCTGTGGCCGTATCGTCTAAACAAAACCACGCGTCGGCTATTTGGTACAATATACGCTCAACGTTAAATATATGTTCAGCTACGGACTGCGTTTGAACAGTATGTAGTATAGCCCAACGCTTTACCACCGACAATCGGTGGTCAAGTTCATTGAAAATCCTAGTGTTCATTGTCCGCGCTCCGTTGAAATGGCTGCTATAATCATGGCAAAATTAGCGACGTCAGCCGCCTCCGTTAGAATTTCTACGGAATTACCTAAAGCTATGGCTGCTCGTAACTCCTGCACTTCCGCCTCTAACGCAATTAAAGCATTGTTCAAATCTAAATCCTCCCATCGACCCTTTTTGTGGTGTATCTTTAACTTATACACCATCGCATCCACGAAACGGCGAATGTCGTGTTTGTAAAGTTTAACTTCTTTAGGTAGAAATATGACAGTCGATTGAGGAAGTTCTAATGTCGTCGCTGCTGGGTCCGTACCCTTCAATAATTCCGATTTCTTTTCGGTCATTTTTTATCGTTCCTCTAATCCGTGTTAAAAACTGCGATCGTGTTGAGTCATTTTCCAAATAGTTTAGAAAATTGACGAAAACCCAATCAGGGTCGTTTGCAAGCAAAGCTAACCGCAACTGAAAATCGGAGAACGTAGCTATTCTGCGCTCTCTTTGTGTCACCGTAGTAAGTTCGGGCGCGACACCTATATCTGACCACGAAATCTCCTCTTGGTCGTAGTACCAGCCCCCACTATCGTGCCCATCCACATTGCCGACTCGAATTGGAAATGTGCGCAGCGTCATGTAAGTTTTCGACACGCTTCTAGGTGGCAATCCAGCGTCAGCCAATGCTTGAGACACCGTGCATTCTCTGCTGGTCACCTTGGGGTAGAACCGTTGGTTGATACCCAACGAAAACCCCTGACTAACTTCCACAAAGGTTCGGCTACCGAAAGGACTCTGAGGGGTCGGGTAGCCTCCCATGTCTGAAACAGTAACGTCATTGTTCTTGACCAAATCCCTAACCCGATCAGAGTGTTTAATAACTGCTTCACGGTCGCGCAGCACCTTCCGCGCCAGCGCAGCGCCTGTGCCTGATCGGGTACCAGCCACGGCTGCTACAGTGCCGGAATGCTCACTGTCAACGTCCTCGCGCGATATTAACGCGGCTGTGGCGCTTATGGCTACTGGAATGTCGGGGTATTTTTTAAGCTCGGTTTCAAGCGTGTCTAAGTTTATTATAGCGCCGGAACTTAGAACCACGGGTACAGTAACCCCCATCAAATGAGACGCCACGGCAAACGTAGGAAGTTGTTTTAAGACGTGCTTTTCACCGTTATGGTAAAAAGTGTGGCCGGAATTTGGTCCGGCGTTGGATACCACCGCATCGAACTTGACGCCTTGTTTAATGGCTTCCGCAGCTAACCACGCACAAAGTGCGCCTTTGCCCGTTGAACCAAACTGCCCATCAACAACGACATGCACACCTTTGTCCGCGAACAAATTGTCCATCATTTTTTCGCCCCTTTCGGTTCGAAGCGAGTGTTAGTCGGCGTCGGAACCCCCAACACGCCGGTCGGCAATTGCATCATACCGGCGAGTGCTGTGTACCCCAAATCATCCACGAAATTGTCCGCGTTTGATGGGTCTCCATAGACTGCTCTGCACTTTTTAAGAATGGACATCATTTGCGCTATGTCTTCGGGCAACAACTGATCGTGCGATCTTACTAAACGGGTATGCCGTAGATATGTAGTCCAAAGTTCGGCAATCATTCTAAAACTATCCTCGGCGCTGCCGTGAACACCGGGCCTTTTGTTAGTTATGGTTTCAATAGCTTCAGCCATCAAATTGGCCGCGTCTTTTCTATCGTTGGACATTGTACCACCTTTTTAGTGTTTCTGTGAATGTTTCGTTAGGTTGCGTCTGTACACAATTATCTATGTGTATCGATTTTAAAGACGGAGTTAACCCGTGTATAAAATACACTTTATCTTTGTGGCCGATTAAAACCGGCAACGCAGAACTTGTTATAAGCATTCGACTAAGCTCGACGTGTTGCCTAGGTGACGGACTAAAGCTAAAGCCGCGCACCATCTTAATCTCCGCGAATAAAACAGGTATCTTAGGAAGCATTATGATCATATCGGGGAACCCCACCGAAAATTGGTCCTCAATACGTCGCGCGTATCCCTTGTTAGCGCGGACGTCATCGACTATTTTTCGCTTAACGTCCGCCTCATTCATTTTTCCAAGACCCCCTGACCAAATCGTGGTGGTACGCAGACGCTACCGAAAGCATGTAACTAACTTCGCTCATAGACGCTCTACTATTGTAAACTTCTACGGTGTCGTCGAAGTAAGTTACTAAGACGACCGCGTGTTTTATTTCGGGGTCTCCTGACAAATCGCGCAGCAAATCAGCGGCCATCACCAGCTTCGTGCCGCTCATGGTGTATATTTCGGCCATTACGCTAACCCGTTCTTTTTTGCCCACCACTCAGTTACCGTGAACTCTTGATTGCCGTCCACGTCTTTTTCCCCCACGGATATCGTTTGCGATTTGGGCAACCACACTTGTGCGCCAAACACAGTCTCAATCAGTCTGGCTTTAGCCGTGGTTACTTCCACCTTTCCCTCAAATGCTACCATTTCGTCACCAATTCGCATCAGACCATCCTTTTTTGTCTTTTAACTTTGTTCCGTACGACGCGTCAGACCAATTGGCGCCCGAACCCAATTCAAACGGTATAGGAACCAATAGGTTAAACTGCGGTTCGTACGGCACGTTTTCCAACAATTTAACTAGCTCAACGGGGGAATGTGACGGGTCTCTTTGCCATATTAAAGAGTCATGAATTGACATCAGCATTTGAACGGAATTCGGGAAAGCGTCTTCATATTGACAAGCGCGAAGAATACAAGTTTTAATGTGATCGCCGCCACTGTTTTGTATAACACGCGACACGCCTTGATAAGCGAACCGCCTATCGAGTATCCGAGCCTTTCTGCCCAATATCGATTTTACATAGCCCCGCGACCGATAAACGTTAACTACTTGTTGTTGAAATGCGCCTATCATGGGAAAAGCGTCCGTCAAAAAAGCGGCGTGTGCCGCTTTAGCGCGAGACAAATCCCAACGCATGTGGCCGCTAAGCGCTTTAGGCGACATCATGGTAAGCATACCCAAGCCTAATCGTTTAGCGATGTCTCTCTCTAAGCCCAACAATTCCGAAGCGCGGTCGTGTATGTCAAACGTACCGTTGCGGTAGCCCTCCAACAAAGACGGCTCTTCTGAATAGTGTGTAAAAAATCGCGGCTCTTGCTGCATCGCATCAGCTTCTTCTAGAACAAATCCGTCATCGGGTATGACCAATCGCCGCACGATTTTACCGACCATTTTGTTTCGTTTAGGAAATGCCTGCATGTTAGGTTCGGAACAGGACAACCTAGCACCAGCTACGCCGTAGTCGTCTGACTTGGACTGATTTAACACAGCGTGTACCCTGCCGGATATGTTTTTGGTGTTTGTTAGCGGTTCTATAAAACTCCCACGTGCTTTCTCTAATCGCCGCACGTTAAGTATCGCTTCACCAATTTCGTTTGTTTCCAACCATTTTTCTGTAAAAGACGGCAGTCCGGTGTCTGTACGAGCAAAGTCGGCGTCCGAATAGCCGTTAGTCCTGTATAAGGTCTCTACTTCTTTCGGCGATCTTACGTTAAACCCCGCGCTAAAAGCGGATTTTGCTTCTTGTATTTGCGCACTGACGTTTAAGTCAACCGAAGAGGCATAAACACCGTCTATTTTTAGACCTCTCAAATGCATACGAGCGATGTAAGGAATTAAGTCGCACTCCAGTTTCCAAGGAACGCGCAATTCTTCTGCATCTAATAAATGTTGTTGTTTGCCCCACAGCTCCAAAGTAGTGGTGCCGTCCCCAACAGCGTAGTCCACAACAACAGGATCGTCGCCCGACATTTTCCAAAAATTTTTCATTTGGTTTTTATCAGGCACACCACCAAACTTAGACGCCAAAGCAAGATACAAATCGGAGCCTTTTTTAGCCGTTACCCCGTGTCTTATGGCGCAATCGGATAAAGAGTAACTTGTAGTTCTATCGTCTATCAAAGCCTCGTTGATCATGGTATCTTCTACAACACCATCGACAATAACGCCGTGCCAACCAGCAAACCTTAAATCAAACCCAACGTTGTGTCCAACCGTGCGCAGTTTAAGACGCGATCTTTCCCTAAATGCCGAAGCTAAGGCAAGTTCAAAGCCCAAAGCGTCAGGAATGTTGCCCCCAGATTGGTGCCTAACAGGAACGTAAATCGAAAAAGAGTGGTCCGTAATGACGTAACCGCACACAAAATCGAACCCCGCGTCTAAGCCAGAAGTCTCCACATCAAACGCGATGACTTTGCTTTCACGCACAATTTGTACTGCTAATTCAGGGTCAATCATTGCCAATCTCCAGCAATTTCGATTTTCGTGGGCCTTCTAATAGCTTACCGCGTTCAGTGCCCACCATCAAGCGACCCATGCCATCCACTTTTAAATCCTGCTCCAACACCAATGTTTCAACACGCACAGAGGGTTGGCTGGTTGAAGCATCAGACATCAACTTAACAAAACCACCAGAAGTTTTAGCGTACAAATAGCCGTTCCTTGTGTACAAAGGGCATTGTTTATACACACCCTTTACTATAATAACAGCGCAGTCGCCCTCAAGTTCTTGGAACAACCCCATCTTAATTCCTAGCCCCGTTGAATTGTGGTTTGGGTGCCAAATACGGCACCCAAACCATTTTAAAATTTGTCAGAAGTAGCGGCACCACCAGACATTACGTCACTTTGTTCTTCGTTTTCATCTGACGGCGACCAATCGGCGACCTTAAACTTATCGTGAAGCTGTTTGGTTATCGAGTACGTATCTTCATCGACATAACCGGCAGCGGAGTACGAAAAGTTAAAAAATGGTCCATCTGGCCCTTTATCCGCAACAGCGTTAATATTGTACACGCCAGCGAAATGGTCCACAGGACGAATATCTATTTTGCTAATCAACGACTTAGCCGCTTTCACCGACGACCGCGTGTTTATGATAACAGATGGTGAAAAATCGGGGAAATCGGGGAAGTACCACAGACATTGGTACGTAAGAGCAGCCGCTGGCGGCGAGTTCGGGTCTCCGGGAATGCTTGATCCAAATTCCGTCAAGGGGATAGCACCATCGACGCTTTCGTTTACGGTTTTGCCCAGTTTGTACGTGACCTCGTGGGGTGAATTCTTGGGCTTAACCGTGAACGTCATACCCGCGTTGTCCCAATTAACGCCGTCATTTGCGCGAGCTAAAATACCCCGTTCATCATTGCGCGGAGTCCACAAAACGTAAGACTTACGAATTAGAATCGGAACCCCTCGAATAGTCTGACCCAAACTTTCACTACCGACCGTGTGCCAAAAATGGCCTACTTTCGCCGCATCAAATTCGGTAATTTCGGGAGACGTGGCTTGAATTAGCTTCACTCGTGGTATAATTTGATCTGTATGATCGACGTTGCCCATTTTTGCGGTTTTGCCGCCTTTTAGATAGTCGGGTACAGCGTTAGTGGTGGTCAAGCTTTTTGACATGTTAGTATCCTTTGGTTGTCTAGACTTTGGTGATTGATGTGTAAGGCGAAGTGCCGACCTTAAACAGTTCGGGGGGCAGTTCTAGTCCTTCTGTCTCCAAAAGGTTTTTACTAAAAGCAGCCAAAGTTGAGGCATTGACGGTTTCTTGGATTAAACCCCCGTGGTTGTTAGCCTTAAGCCACAACATACCTTGTTCCTTGTCAAGCATGGAACAAGAATATCTGTACGACACAGTGACGCGTCCTACGCCCTCGATGGTAGTGGTTTTAACGTTGACAAGTCGCATGACGTCGGGGATTGTGACGCGGGACAAAGTTTCCTCTATCTCACTTATAACTTCACGCGCTTCTTTAATGGAAGCGGACGCCAATCGTACTTCGTCAAAATGTTTGATTATGGCAACGTGGTCGGAGTTCGACACATCGGCTGTGTCCGCCCGTATAGCTGCCGCTGTTAGGTGAAGTTGAGCGACTAAGTTAGCCACCAAATCTTTAGTCTGCGTTCTCATTTGTTGTCCTCCAGCATCTGTAGTGTGCCGTACTACACACTACCACACCGCTATACCGCAGTCAAGTACGCCTAGATAATTCAAAACAAAATCGCTAAATACAAAAATGCCCGCCAACTCTACGTGGCGGGCATTCTATTACGCCGTACCGTAGCGGACGACGTTACTCGCTGTCTGGCTGTTCCGTGGGGGCAGGAACAGCATCAGCGGGTTTGCGGGACGCTAGTTCTGGCATAACGACAGTGACATCTTCGCCGGAAATGCTTTTCAAAACGCCGTTTTTGCGAGCAAGAGGAGCGAGCATATTACGCAAGGTCATGCGAGCGCGACCTTGAGCGCCACGTTCTTTGTTAGCCACGGCTGTTTCGTACATTTTTACTTTATCTTCGGGCAGCGCATTAGCGCGAGCAAGTTGGAAAAAAGCAATAAACTCAAACCCAGAAGCGCCGTCGCACTGCGACTTAATAAACTCCGCGAGAGCGTCAGAGCCGCCGTTTTTGTATTTGCCAGCGTATTTTGCGGGTACAATAGACTTAGCTGTCGGAGTTTCGCCTTGGGTAGAACCCACGTCAGCAGCGGCAAAAAGCATTGTAGGAGCAAGAAAAGAGAACAGTTTTTTCATTTTAACCTCGTTATGTTGATCATCGTGTCGATGTGACTTATTTTAACACGTCAAAAAATCAGTGTCAAGTATGACCAGTGTTCAAAATTTGCCGGACTGAACAACGCCCAGTTTACCACCGCGCCAAGGTGTGCGCTCTTTACCGTCGTTGAGGTTTAAACCAAAGTCTTTCGATGCGTCAAAAATGTAACGCTGCTCTAACTCAACCGATATAGCAGCGCCGAACAGTTGAACAAGTTCACCCAACTTGTGAGTTACACGCATTTTTCGCATACCGCCGATTATAACAGTCTCCAATATGCCCGCAGCGTCAAACTCTGCGTGAACCCGCGCCGCCTGAACATTACGCATACCCATTTCTAGCGCTACTTCGCCAACGCGCTTGTTTAGGTCGGTCATGGTAAATGGATAAGTGATGTCTAAGTCCTCTAAAATGCGTCCGTCTTCGACTATGTGTTTAGCTATGCGTCTAGCCCAAGACATATTGGACAACACTATAGAACTGTCAGAGCTTGATGAGTATTTTATACTTTCCACATCGAACTTGTCCGTAGGTAAACTCAAAAAGTAATACATAAAATGCTCTTTGACGTTTCTGTTCGACATCAAATCAGTAAACTCAGCGAAAAACGGCTTTAGGGTTTCCGCCCACGCCCTAAATTCGTGTTCAGTCCGGCGTGTGTACTCCCTATCATACGCGCGGGTGTAAAAAAGCGCCCTGTCCCGAACGTTCGCTTGTCCTATCCCCATGTCAAGGCGGTTTGATGCAAACATAATGCGGGAAAACAGTCGGTAATTTCGCGCTTCTTGAAATTTCTCCATTCCTGGAACATCTACACCCCTGATCAGTTTTTTGATTTCGTCTGTGCCCGCCTCTGAATGAAACTTTGCTTCGTCGATAAACACGAACATTTTGTCTTTGAAGGGACCTACGTTGAAATCGCCTTCAAGCACTTTCGGCGAAGCGCTACCCCAAAGGCCGCCCATCAAAGATCGCATGAATATGTTGCCTATCCAAGATTTACCGATACCCTGCTCTCCTACAACAACCCAAGATATTTGTTGCTTGTCGGCAGGGTTTTGAAAAGTCCACGCCAGCCATTTTTTTACCCAATCGATTTGGTGTTGGTTGTCCCTAGTTAAATAAGATAAAACTTGGTCTAATCGAGCCACCAAATCCTTTAGTAGCGCTTCGTCCACTAAATCGGGTACGCCAACAGGCCAACCCCGCCACGTGTTAAAAACCGGCAACGCCGTATTATCTCTATCGTCGTCATCCGACAAAATTTCACCCAAAGACGACACCCTAAATATACTGCCCGCAGTCATGTTCGGGTACAGATCGCGAGCGCCGACGCGCTTCCTCATATCTGATGACTCAAACACTTTGAAGGCTTCTTTGGGCTTGCCGCCGATACGAACAACGTCGCCCTTGTGCCTGCGTTCTAACTCTTGCCCTTCGTGACAGAAATTTGAGCCGGTAAAAAATCTGTTCCTATCGATGTATTTGTTGTCAGCTTCATCGTACACGTACCGTTCTGACATCTTGGTAAGTTGAGAAACATCAGACCCCGGCATAAACACAGAGCGAAGGGCTATACTGGTCTCACCGCCGAATGTGTTTTCGATAGTGGGCCATCCGGGAACTTTCGCATCGGGGTTTCGGTCCAACTTGTCACGCGCGTCGTTATAAGCGCGTATACGCATATGCTTCTCTTCGTCGTTGAGACTTTCACAAATGAACGAAATTAAAGCCTCCGCAATGTCGTCGCTATCGACCGGACAAAAAACGTCGGCTGAAATAGACTCGTGGTTATTTATAGCGGCGCTATCGGCCACCACGCGAGCCAGCCAGCCGGTAACAACCTGTGCAACAGATTGTCTTGAACCCTCTACCCAATGGTTTCTTACACAATATAGTAGAGTAGCGAAAGTTATGGCTCTTAGTATTTCGTTAAAATTCACACGTCGCGGGGTAGTTGATGCGATTTGGGTAACGTTTCGTGCGTGTGACCCATTAGCGTACCAAACAGATATATCATAAGTTCCTGCTTTTTTCTTGTGGCTATAGATGCTTCCAGGCATTACTGTTTGCTTGGCAGATTTAGCTAAGTTAGCGGCAGGTAAGTTAGTAGGGAATGATCGCAATTGTGTGTGAAATCGTTTTCCGCCCATAACAAATTGTTTTGGTTCAAATTTAGTCAACTGTGTAAAATTAGCACTTTCTTCTTCGCCTAGTTGTAACATCACGTGGGTTGGCGTTCCAACTGACATGCGACCAAACGCAAATCTAGTGTCTATCCTAAGATATTGCATGGCGGCTATGATGCATTTATTGTATTCGGGGTCATCGGCATCTATGTCAACGTCCAACCAACCAAGCTGTAGGTTAAACCCAACGTTGTAGTACCGAAAAGTGTCGCTGTCTATCCAGTCTTGTAGATCAACGTCCCTGTAAGCTTTTTTCGACCAGTCGGCGTCTATCGGGTTTTTACCCGAAGTTTTTAAAAAAACCGCCCCTACCTGAATAAATTTGTCGTTGATGGCTTTAGTGATAGCCCGTTGAGTGGAAAGTAGTGCTTTGTCTTCTTCACTTACTTCAAACCCGCCTGCTATGGACTGAAATGTCATACTGTGTTTCCTGTGGTTGTTCTGTGGTGCTTGGCGGGAGAGCGGCCACTCTTTGCCCCGCCAAGTTATGTCCAACCACAGACAGCGCCCATACTACCACACACTGGCCGGTAAGTCAAGTAGTGTGGGCGATTAGTTGTAATGCTCAAACATATCGTCGCTAGTCTCAAAGTATTTTTCTACTTCGGGACACTTTTCTAAAGCTTCACGGGCGCGTCGTCCGCCGTCTGATATTTTGACGTAGCTTTCTAAAGCTTCACGAAATATCGCATTTTGCCGTCTTAACTCGGCCATGTCCTTGTCGACGTACATCATTTTATCTCACCCAAGTTTTAGTGTCTTGTTTAATCGCCAACAAATCGGCTGTGCTGAAATACATTAGCAGCCACTTTAGTGGTGAATCCTCACTGGCTAACCCTCGGCATTCAGGGTACATGTCTGCTAGTGTCCCAATTATGCTGTCTTTAAGATCAGCCGCCTGTTCGAACGGTTTGGGTGTGCGCTTACTTGGCATCAGTGTCTCCTGACGGAACTAGCGTCAATGTCCAATCGTTTGCGTCAAGTAAAACGCCGGTGTTTATATCATACACAACCTCGTTGATTAAATCTTTAATGTCGTGAGGTTCGTGGTCGGCGTAAATGCAAATCATGTTACCCAAAAAACTTACCACAGCTTTACGAACGTGCGGTATTTCCTCGTTTTCCATCGCATTGATGGTCAACAACGTGGTCCTTAGAGGCACGTCAAACATTATCAACAACGCCGGACTTACGTTGCCCATAGCCTCTAAAGAAGCTATTAATTTATCTAATTCGTCGTTTATCCGCTCACTTTGTTTGTGTGTTGAATTATCGTTCATCATACTTACCCCTTTGGTTGGCGACAACCGCACTGCAAATTGTCGCCAGCGTGTCTGATCAAACTGTCCGTTTTTTAAATTTGCGAGTTGCCATCCAGTCGGCGGGGGCTTGCATACTGCCGCCGTTTATGCCGTTAGGTAAAACCAACAAACCATCGTTATCGAAAACTTTGCGAGCCACCATATTGCGTCCCGTCATTCGAATTCGGCCCTGCCAACCTACACCGTCGCGTTTGTACTTGGAAGTATCGACGCCGTTAAGGGAACAAATCAATTCAAACAGCTCCAAATTAGTTCCCGCTTTGTTGGCGCATATGTCGTTCAGAGTGTTGGCCAACCAGTCGCCACAATGTGTGGGGTGTCCAGCTTCGGCATATAAGGCGCGGTATTTAGACGACACTACCGAACCACCAACAACTTCATCGAACACTTCATCCGCAGCGGCGTCCCATTCTTCGTTCCATCGAAGGAACTTGTCATAGTCTTCGCTATCTTCATCCTCGGATGAAAAAGGACAATCACCAGACGGTGTGCCCTCTTTGTAAGCAAGCGCGCCGTTTAACGCTATGCCCGCAGCGCTGCGGTCAATCTTGGGTCTATCGACGACCAAAGTCGGTTTGTTGTCGATCGGATTTTGTAAGCTGTGTAAAATGGCGTGGGGAGTGTCGTACGCTGTCACTCCTTGATCTTCTTTGAAAAAGCTGACAAGCCGCGACGGGTCCTGATTGTAATTTAAAGAGTAGCCGTGTTCAGTAATGATGGACTGTGCGGCTATCATTTGTGTGATAGCTTCGGCGACACTGACGCCGTAGATTTTCGCGTTGTGTTTAGGCCAATAAGCTTCGATTAAATCGCCGACGGGCATAAGACTAAATCCCAATTTTTCGGCTTTTTTAATCTGTGCGTGGTGTATCTTCATTTGTAGTCTCCTGTGGTTGTGGGCTCGATTGCCTGTTTGTATTATATCACATCGCAGTTACGTTGTCAATGTGGTTTATTCACGGTTAGCCCGCGTTTAGTGTATTCTCTTACTTCTTTTACCATTTCATCCGCCGCCATTATGAAAGCGGCTTCACCGTTGTCAGATGCGTAGTAACGCATCAACAAGGACATGGCAACGCTAATTTGAAAGGCCCAAACCACGCAGTCATTTTCCATGATCGTTTTAAGTTGATCGTGTGCGGCTTTGATAGCTTCTTGGCATGTACCGCAATGGCAAAGTGTTAAGTTAGACATCGTATCTCCTTAAGGCAAAAGCCAAGAGGCTTTGTTGGTTAAAATTAAGAAAATGTTTACTCCGCTCCAAAAAATAACGAAAGCTAAACAGAGTAAAGCTAAATACATTAGAAAATCATCTTTCCACATTTTGTAATTTCTCCAATCTGGTAACTTCTTTTTGAGCGTTTTCAATTTGAAGACGTAGCTCTGTGATGCGTTTCGTGTGTACGTCTATCTCTTTTACAAACTCAACGCCGAAAACAGCTGCTAGTCGTTCAGCTTTGCGGTACGCCGCGTCCCTATAAGTTTCGCGGGTGCCGTTTATGTGTGTGTTGTATGCGTCAAATTGGTCGTTTTGAAACAACACACTCGACTTTCCCGTGTCCCCGTTAACCGCGACGACTTCGTAAGAGTATGAAGGGTGTCTAGAGGGGTCCCGATCGCCATCCGGCTGCATCGTCATGTGTTCAAGAAATTTTATAAACACGTTCATAGCAATATGCCCCACAACATCACCACGGCGAGTAGCGCCGCTAGTGCCAGTATCTCAAAAAACATGTGAATTAAGTCGTTCATGGTTGGTATCCCCTTGATTAAGCAGTATTGCATTGTATCACACGACAAATAACCTGTCAATCGTGCTTCGCGTCCTGTTCTGGCTTTTCAACGCCTGCATGAACCCACGGACATAAACCATCCGCTATGTCTTGCAATTCCCACCGTGTACCGGTGAAACGTAAACCACCCGACCAGCAACGCAGATGGTCTGCCACAAGCCAACAATCGGCGTCGCAATCGCTACACCGTTTGGGCGTTTTAGTGGTATGTTGTTTTTTAAGGGTTTGTGTCGTCATTTCTCAAAGTATCCAGCAAATCAGAGGCTATTTTTAACAGTTTTCGCCTTGCTCCGAACGGAACTGTGTTGGAGTGCGCTAACCGTTTGATTTGCGACGCAGCGCGTTTAATGCCTATCTCTTCAACGGCGCGTAAAGCAGACGCTTGTGCCGCACTCATATCTTCCGACACTTCCTGTACTGATCGATTTTGACCTGACGCTCTGTTTCCAGTCTCAACGAAAGAGCGCAGCGCCTCATCACTTAGTTTACGCATCAAGCAGCGCCTCCGAAAGAGCAGCATAACAAGCTTGGCTAGTCACGCGGCTGTCGTCGCCGCTGTGAAGCCACACTTCTGGTTGGCCGCCGTCCAAGTCGCGGTAATGCCAGCCGTCTTCATACCCTTCTGGCAGTTCTTCCGCCTTTTTGTACGAAATCTCGATGCGGTGAGGATAAGAACACTGTTCTGGTTGCATAGAATGCCAACCTGCTCTACCACGTGCGCGAGGGTTCGTAGTAGACATAGCGTCCGATACCGGCGATTCAATATGTTTGGTGAGCGACACTTTGTTCACGGCGTCCACAATTTCCGGCGTTACATATTTTTGTGTGAAGTCGGTCAACCCTAAACGACGAAGCTCCGATCGAACGTCTTTGTAGTGTGGTCCGCTCTCGTTGACGATATGAGACACAGTGCGACGATCTATGTCGAAAGCAGCGGCAGCTATTTCCCGTCGCACGTTGTTCCTTACCAACGCAAGGACGGCACAACGCGAATTGTGGTCCAATTTGGGTCGAAACTTGCCGTCGTACGCTACGCGAAAAGCGTGCGGTGTTAAGTTGGTTATCATCTGTCGCTCCTAGTGTGGGTATGCGCCGCACTATACCACAGCACGTATGGGTAGTCAAGGTGGTTTCAACGAAAGGAAGCGCGGATACGTCGTGCCCTTGGCTGCGCATACCGTTCTCATACTTCTCTCTTTTCAGGGGGGGGGGATTACAAATGGGTGAGCAGTATATAGTGCTATTTACCAAATTTTCGGTGGGGGACGTCACACCCCCCCCCTGAAAAGAGAGAAGTATGAGAACGGTATGCGCAGCCAAGGGCACTGGAAGCTGCGTACAACGTGCGTCGTATACGCGCAGCCAAGGACTTCGTGCCGCGTATACCGCCACTGTGCTTTTCGGTGGCCACGTTTCGGCTACGCTACCCTGCTTTGTACGCAATACGTCTCATGAAAGAAATTCTGCGCACCGCGCGTAGTCGAAGCTTTTCTAACCGGAAGCTTTTCTAACCGGAAGCTTTTCTAACCGGAAGCTTTTCTAACCGGAAGCGTGGGTGTATAAATACAACTTTACGCCCACGCTTCTGGTTTGGGGCGTGGGCGTAAAGTTGTATTAGTTTAGTTTAAAGTGTTTGGGCTAATTTTTGCTTTTGGTTCCACCACTATACCCAACTCCGCTTGGCGTTTAAGCAACTCTTGGAAGTCTACCAGCGGCTGTTCAGGCTCGCACACGCGGTTCATTATTCGTGTGGCTTTTCCTTCTGTACTTTCGGGCGTAAAACCTAGCGCGGTGAAGATTAACGACGGGTCGTCTGTAAAGTACATATTGATCTCGTACACTGTTGGCCTCATTCGGGGTCTCCTGTGGCTGTGCCCCGCGCATAGTGCGCGGGGCACTACGTTTTAGTGTGCGTGTTTCGCCGTCCACGACTTCGGCGCTACGATGGTGGAACCGTCTGGCATTTCCAGTTCACCCTGTGCCTCGGCCACCACGCGTTGCAAGGCGAGGCGTCCTGTCATCCGCAAACGGCCTTGCCACCCTTTGGTAGTGCGGTTCCATTTGGCGTGGGCTACGCCGTTCGCGCTAAGCAGCGCCTCAAAGCGATCGACTACTAACTTGTTCCGCTCGTCGAGGCAGATGGCGGCGATCGTCATGGCCAGCCAGTCGCCACAGCTACGGGCGGCTGCTTTGCGGGAAACGCCCTTCGGCAGCCGTTGCATTTCGCTCGCGCGATGCGCGTATTTGGCTTTGTATGTTCCGTCTACCAGCGACCGGCTGGACGGGATTTCGATTGCTTCGATTGCTTCGATTGCTTGGTTGTTCATTTGTAGTCTCCTGTGGTTGTAGGCTTGATTGCCTGTTTGTATTATATCACATCGTGGACATCAGCGCAAGTATCTCAACTGTGCAAGGAACGCAATGTAGATGTGCAAGGAACGCATATTTTGAAACGCTTCGTGTACGCACCGTCGCCCGCAATATCGATCGATATTGCGGGCGACGGTGCGGTTAGTTTGGTCGGTGTTATCGACGTCGTTAAACGACGAACTATTCGCCTAGCAGATGGTTCATCATCGATTTACGTGCGCGCTTTGACGCCGGTTTGTCCCACGGTTCTGATGCTGTGTATCTACCTTCGTCATCCATTCCGCCGCACCATCCGTCTTCGTCTATTGCCCAATCGACGTCTACGGCGTCTAGACACGCCGCCTTGGCCGCTACTTCGATGCCGGATACCGTGGCGGATATCTCGCCGCCTGCGGTTGCCGTATACACGATGTATAGGGAGTGGTTTGCTTCGTATTTGTTTTCCATGGTCGTCTCCTGCGGTTGTGGGGTCGGCGTCGCGCCGTCCGTGTTTGCATTATACCACATTGAGCAGATCGGCGCAAGTATCTCAACCGTGCAAGGAACGCAATGTAGGTGTGCAATGAACGCATGTTTTGAGGCGCTTCTGCCTGCCGCGCTTGAGGCGCTTCTGCCTGCCGCGCTTGAGGCGCTTCTGCCTGCCGCGCGGGTTGTTGACTCCCCCCCCCCCTGTTTTAGAGGCAGGGAAAGTGGGATGGGACCCGTTTCGGCGCAGCTGCGTTCGTTGAATTATTTCTTTTGATACCCCGTGCGTCGTTCCGCGTTGCGTTTTGCCCACTTGACCCGCTTTGTCTTGTGTGGTATAGTGTACACGCCATATAAGGAGAACATTATGGAAACGAACCAACCAAACTCGACCGCTGTAGCTAATTCTAAACCAGCGACCAACCCCAAACCGGGTGCCCTTGAAACACCGCCTGTTTCAGCTAACGTCCTTGGACCTGCCAATAATACCCCTGACTCTGACGACACAAATGTCCCTGACTCTGGCCCTGAACCTGCCGATAATATCCCTGACGAAACTGGCGCGTTTGACGAATCTCGCGAAAAAATGGTAACCCTCATCAACTCCCTGCCGATCAGTACGCCGGATAGTCACATACTTTTCGGCTACGGCGATGTACGTATCACTGCGGGTGATCTTCGCACACTTTTCGTTGTCGCCTAGTATTCGAAACTACTTGACTTACCTAGCGCCGCTGTGTTATTTTGACCCAGCGGCGTTTTTGTGTCAGGCACATGTCAATACCTACCGATTTAACCCCTCTTCCTACTATGCCGTATTCCGAACGACCTTCGGAGCTGCCTCTGGATATTGAGGAATGTAGAACAGCCCTTTGGAAATCGCGCGGGAATATTTCAACCGCCGCTGCCGTGCTAAAAGTAACCCCGCAAAGACTTCGGTCGTTTGTGAAAAATTCGCCTAGACTACTGGCGGAACAAGAAGAAGCCCGCGAACAACTTGTGGATAAAGCCGAAGACGTGGCTTACGCCGCTTTGGATGACGCTAGCGACCCTTCTAGACAAGATCAAATGGCAAGATACGTTATGACTAATTTGGGTAGGTCTCGCGGTTATTCCTCTGGAGGTTCCGGGGTGTCGTTAAATTTGCCGAAAGGCAACCTGATCATATCGTGGGCTGACGGAACACCCCTAAATGAGTCTGAAAAAACGATCGACGGGGAATTAGTGGATGCTCGATGAATTAGAATTACCTAAAACCACTTCTGTGGTGATTCCTTACAGCATGAGAAGTCACTTTAGGCGGTTACACGAATCGACGAAACGTTGGATATTCGTTGTGGCGCATCGACGCGCAGGTAAATCTGTTGCGGAAATCAACGAAACTATCAAAAAAGCGCTTCAGAACACTAGACAATTTCCACCCCCACGTTATGCATACGTGGGACCATCTTTCGCCCAGACAAAAGATCTAATCTGGGGGTACCTGAAACATTACGCTGCGGCCATACCCGGGGTTCGGTATTCGGAAAGCGATTTGCAATGCACTTTGCCAAACGGAGCTACTATTACGTTGTACGGCGGCGCAGCGGCATTTGAACGAATGCGCGGACTGTATTTCGATGGTATTGTTTTAGATGAGTTTCCGTTGCTTAATCCCGCTGTGTTATCGACTGTTGTACGTCCGTGTCTGGCTGACTATCGTGGTTGGGCCATAGTCAGCGGCACTTCTAATGGGGACGACCATTTTCACGAGCTAAAAAAGAAGCATATTGACGACCCAAATTGGGACTTTATCATAATTCCCGTCACCGACACAGACGCATTGCATCCTGACGAAGTGGTGGAGATGACGAAAGACATGTCGCCCGAAGAATACGCTAGAGAGATGCTTTGTGCGTTTGACGCGCCGATTGAGGGTGCTTATTACGCCGATTTAATGAATAAAGCGGAATTGAACGATCGCATAACAAATGTTCCACACGACCCAGCTGCCCCTGTGTTCACATGGATGGATTTGGGTATAGACGATATGTTTACTATATGGTTTGTTCAACGCGTCGGGCGCGAGTTGCATGTAATTGATTATTACGAAAATTCGGGTAAGGGCATTGAACACTACATGAAAATCATATCCGGCCAAGGCGACGCAACCAACAACGAGCCGATTGAAAAACACCAGCACAGGCAGGCATACAATTACGGGGCACATGTTCCGCCGCACGACATTAAAGCGCGCGAATTGGGTACAGGCAAGTCTAGATATGAGGTTATGTTAAATTTAACCACTGTGCCCATACTTATAGGCGACAACGCATCTGTGGAAGACGGCATACAAGCCGTTAGGTCTATTCTACCTATGTGTTGGTTCGACAAGCAAAGAACCGAAAAAGGCAGAAGCGCTTTGCGAAATTACCAAAGGACTAAAGCAGGGCGTCCGCGTCACAATTGGGCTTCCCACGGGTCCGATGCGTTTCGCAATGGCGCTATTTCGCTTAACAAAACAGTTGGTTACATGTCTTCGTCAAACGTGGTACATTTAAACGGTCCGCTTCGGCGCAAAATTAGAGGAATGTTGTGATGCAAGCTATTTTTAAAGATATTCAGCCCGTTTCTACAATGTCTGACGACGACGAAAAGTATCGTAGTAAATTAAATGCACTTATCGCGGATGCCGTCGACTTTGAGGAGAACTATTTGGCACCCGCGAGATTTAGAAATCAATCTTTCTACAACGGCATTTCCCCTGAACTAGAAGGCGCAGGTGACGGCGATATTAAATCGGTCGGCAATAAGTCATCCTTCGTGTCCACAGACGTTCGCGACACAATTATGACTATTATGCCATCTCTGATGCGGATATTTACAAGCGCGGATACAACCGCGGAGTTTGTTCCAAATACAGAAGAGCAGTCTATTATGGCTGAACAGATGCGCGACTATGTTAATTATGTTATGCACGAAGATAATCCGGGGTTTATGATTCTTCACTCCGTTTTTAAAGACGCCCTGACGCTTAAAATAGGTGTCGTAAAATGGTGGACGGACAACAGCGACGAGATTTCCGAGCAGCACTTTAGCGGTGTCACCGAAGAACAAATCCAAATGTTAGAGTTTGAAAACCCAAATGCCGAGTTGATTACTCACATCGTCGATGAAAACGGTTTGAGCGACATAACGATGAGATTTGTTAAAAGCAAGCCTATGCATAAAATAGCGGCAGTTCCTCCGGAGGAATTTAGGGTATCCCGCACTGCCAAAAGCGTGTACGACACTCCGCTCATCGGTCAAGAGTCTATAAAATCAGTGTCCGATTTGGTTAAAATGGGGTACGAATATGATGACATGGAAGAATATGTGTCATCCTATTCAGTAGTGACCGACGACAGAATACTACGCAACGCTGCATCCATAGACGGCAGCTACGTAATGGACGGTGTACTTTACGGCGAATATTATGTTCGCATTGACAAAGACGGGGATGGCATCGACGAACTTCGCCGCATATGTACTGTTGGCAGCGACTACGAAATCGTGGAAGACGAAATGGTGGACTCCGCGAATTTCGCTGTCTTTGGTTGTGACCCTATTTCGCACACACTCATCGGCGATTGTGTTGCTGATATTACTAAAGACATTCAAAAATTTAAAACGAACTTAATGAGGGGGCAACTTGATAGCTTAGCCGAGTCCTTAAACCCTCGAACGGTCGTTAATGAACTTTTAACCAATATTGAGGACGTTTTAAACGATGAAGTTGGTGCGGTAATTCGCACACGCGGCGATCCGTCTACTGCGGTGTCGTTTTCTAAGTCCCCGTACAGCGGCGCTGACGTTCAGGTTACTGTCGATTATTTTGACCAAGTTCGCGCTAGTCGTACCGGCGTCACCGAAGCGTCAAAAGGGCTGGACCCTAAGGCTTTGCAAAGTACGGCTCTGTCTGGTATTGACGCCATCGTTTCTGGCGCACAAGAACGAATTGAATTGATCGCTAGGGTATTGGCTGAAACAGGATTAAAACCACTTTTAAAGGGGTTGGCTTTAGAAGTAATTAACCACCCTAACCAACCCCGCGCTTTAAAACTTCGTGGCAGTTGGCAAAAAATCGACCCGTCCACATTTGACCCTACACTGCGCGTTTCGATAAACCCAACTCTGGGCAAAGGTACTGATACCATCAGATTGCAAGCTTTGCAAGAAGTAAAGCAGACGCAATTGATGATATTGGAAAAATACGGCATAAACAACCCCGTGGTTTCTCCGGTGGAGTTTCGAAACACCGTGTCTGACATATTGGCGATAGCTAACATCAAAAATGTTTCTAGGTACTTTAAAGACATTACTCCAGATATTATTAAATCTATGGCCAATGTTCCTCAGGAACCCGACGCAGCTACTCTTCTTGCTCAAGCGGAACTTGAAAAAGTCAAAAAAGACATTCTCATCGCAACGGGCGACCAAGATTTAAAGGCAAAGAAAATAGAAATCGATGCCGCTAGCGATAAAGAAAGGCAAGACTTTGATCGCGACAAACTTAATTTAGAAACCGCCGTCGCACTCGCACAAATAGACGGCAGCGCGACGGCTGTTAACTTGCCGGACAATTTACTCGCGCTAAATCAAGGAGTTGAAAATGGCGAACCAAATTGAGTTAGAAAAATCGGCCAAAATAGGCGTTGAAGCTGCTCGGTTTAGAAATAGCGATGTTTTTAAAGAAATGGTCGCTATTTGGGAATTAGATATCACTAATCAATTTCTTTCCTCTTTGATCGGCTCTTCCGAAGCTATTGCAGCACATGCCAATTTAAAAGCGGTTAAAAACATGGAAACTATGCTTAACGTTTTGGAGGTTAGAGGCACCCAAGCACAAAAAATGCTGAGTAATAATTTTTAGAATGCCTGGGCTATTCCGTAATTCCTTGACCGCAATTCGTCCTTCGTGCTATAGTGCACCCAACTAGGAACACATCATGAGTGAACAATACATCGACGCCGCTGCAGCCGCTTTTGCCGCCGATATGGGCGAAACTTCACCCAAAGCATCTTCGGTCCCCAAAGACAACGCCGACGTAGCCGACAATATTGTTGAGGCTGACGAAATCGACGTCATCGACGAGGATGATGACGAAATCGATGAGGATGACGAAATCGATGAGGATGACGTCGATGAGGAAGAGAACGACGAAGACGAAGCCGACGAAGACCCCGCTTTATCTAAAAACGTCACGGTTGTCGTAGACGGGGAAAAACTTGAAGTTCCTTTGAAAGAAGCTTTAAACGGGTACATTCGTACGGAGACGTTTCATAAGCGGATGAACTTTCTTAGTCAAACGCAACAAAAACTTGTCGAAGAATCTGAAACGGTACTAGCTCATCGCGAGGCTGCCTTAAATTTGATGAAGGATGCCGAGTCGGTTATGTCCGAATTGATGCCCACTGAACCCGATTGGGACAAATTGTATGCTGAAAACCCAGCGGAAGCTCGCAAACTCGAAACCAGCTACAAAGCGTTTCAAGCCAAGATCGCAGAAGTAAGGGAAAAACGCGAAAAAGCCGACAAAGAAGCCGCTGACAGTTTGTCAGCTGAAACTTCAAAGTACATTCAGTCTGAGTTTTTAAAGTTCGCCAAGCATGCCGCTTGGCCAGATCAGGCTCAGGCTGCAAAAGAGTTATCTAATATGCGAGCTACAGCGCTTAAAGCGGGATTCTCAGAGGAAGAAGTCGCAACTATCGCTGATAGCCGCATGTTGGTTGTTTTACAAAAAGCAGCCAAACTCGACCGCATTTTAGCAGGTCGACCCAAGCCCTCTAAACAGGGTAAAGTACCAGCAAATCCAAGGGCGGGACGCGATCGCACGGCTCAAAAAGGACTGCTTGGCGCAAAACGTCAACTTAACCGAACCGGCAGCGTTACTGACGCTGTTGACGTGTTCAAAAAATTGATCAGCCGCTAGGAGGCCAAAATGCCAAAAGTCGTTAATGCGATGACTACTTACAACGCGACCGCAAACCGCGAGGATTTGTCTGACGCTATTTATAACATCGATCCTTTCGATACTCCCATCATGTCAGCTGCGGGCCGCCGCACTGTAAAGAACCGTTCATTTGATTGGCAGTCAGAGAATTTGCCGGACGTTGATGAAAACAACGCACAACAAGAGGGCTTTGAGCTGGCCCGTACCGCTGCACAACCCACGGTACGTCTCACTAACGTGGCACAAATTTCAAAACGTGACGCTACCGTATCCGGCTCACAAGAAGACTCAAGTGCCGCCGGTAAAGGTTCCGAAATGGCGCACCAAATGGCGCTTAAGTCAAAAGTGCTTAAGTCAGATATTGAGAAAATTATGTCTGGGCGTCAAGCTCGTGTTAACGGCGATGACAGCGCCAACCCTGTTCCTCGCCGTACCGAAGCGGTGTGTCACTGGATTGCCCGCGCGGTGGATCGTTTTGCGGTTGCCGGTTCAGCCGTGGTCGGATATAAGGCCGCTGGTCTACCTTTGACTGCGACAGACAACTACGTCGCGGTAGCAGCTGGTAACCAAGTCGCGATGACCGAAATTTTGTTGGGTGACGCAATGCAGCAGGCTTACAACAATGGCGCTTCGCCCAACTTGTTGGTGGTTCCGCCTTCAATTAAACGCACAGTGTCTACGTTTAAAGGTCGCGCTCAATCTCAAATTCAAGTAGGTCGTACCGAAGTTGTGGCTACTGTGGACGTAATCCAAACTGATTTCGGTATCATCAAGGTTATCCCTTCCCGTTGGATTCCTACGGACGTTTCACTGTTACTTGACCCCGAATACTTAGCTATTGGGTTTTTCCGTAATTTCCGACAAGCTCCCATAGCTAAAATCGGCGACGCAGAAACGCGTATGATTTTGGCGGAGTGGGGTGTTGAAATGCGCAATCCGTTGGCGCACATGTTGTTTAACGGCGTCAAACAGGGCGTTGTTATCGGTACATAACAAGTTCAACTCGAGGCAGTTGCGGCGCAATAACGCGCCGCAACATTTTATCGGAGATTGTTATGGACGCTCGTGTTTACCCCTCAGATCAAAAATTCGAGATGAACCGTACGTACGATTTGCCCATCGATCAACAGGGTAAATTGGCCGTAGGTGGCTCTCAAGTGTCTCCTGACGGAACTAGCGTCAGCTTGGTGTCGACTGTAAATAAGAGATGGGTTGACGATTTTCCAGGCGTCGCTTTAAGATCGACTAAGTGGGGCATAGAGTTTAACGTAGGTGGTATGTCGACTGCCGTACTTAATTCAGATTTAGTGATTAACACCGGTGTTGCGGCTAATGCTCGGATTTCTTTGTTGTCGAAAGAGGTGTTTACCGTTCCTTTCGACATCAATTTGAACATGTTCTTTTCTCAACGCATAGCCAATCAGACGTTTTTCGTCGAAGCTGTTGAAGTTGATCCTATTACTTTAATGCCTGTGGTCAACCCCAATCTAGCGTCTGATTGGGATAATCGCGCTGCCTTAAAAATTGAAGGCACAACGCCTACTATCTACAGCGTTGATGTTATTGCTGACGGTTCAAATTCTGTCAACGCCGTGGCTAGTGGCTCTCAGATCACGTCGGCTACACGCGGCGACCACACTTTGTCTATTCGCGCGGAAGAAGTCTCGTATTCCACACAGTCAACCGATTTATTTGCCGCCAAAACTCCGTCTGCGCGAAATTCCCGTCAAGGATTGGACCCGAACGTTCCGTACAAAATTCGTCTTCGTGCTGTAAATGGAGCTGTAGCGCCAGCATCGGCAACTACGTGGACGATCGGCAGAGTTCTTGTAATGGATGCGCAGGATATCAGCGTTAACGTGAACGGGGGCAGCGGGGATTCTGGAAACACTCGCCCCGTACTAACCAACGTTAACACGGGACCTTTCTTAACAGACACTCAACTGCGCGCTTTGTCCTTGCCTGTGTCTTTTGGTGCGGTTTTAGCTACCAATAACAACAAATTGGTCAATCGTTTGGTCAGTGGTGCTACTATTAACGCCACAATTGTTAAAGCTACTGCGGGTCGTTTGTTGGGCGGACACGTAAAAAACCGAACAGCAACCGAGCGTTTTCTGAAATTGTACAATAAAATCACAGCCCCCGCACCGGCGACTGATGCGGCTCTGTTGGTTTTAACGCTTGCCATTCCACCAAACGGCGAGTTAGCCTTGAACTCTATTTTGTCCCAAGATGGTGTATTCTTTGCCGCCGGTATTTCGTTTGTAATTGTGGCGGGACTAGCTGACAATGACGCAACTGCCGTGGCAGCGGGTGACGTGGTTTCCCATTTAGTGTACGCATAGGTGTAATATGGCCGACACAAATACCCCTAACTACGCATTTACGTTGCCCGAAGTTGGCGGTAGCGGAAATGCGTGGGGTCCTAAATTAAACGCTAATTTTTCCGCAATAGACGGTTTGTTGAGTTTATTAAACAACTCTACTTCTGCTTACATGAAAAGTTTAAATAGTGCAGTAAACGGTTCAAATGAACTACGCAACTACATTAGTGCCCCTGTTTATGTAACTTCAACCGCTGCTTTGAAAGCTTTAGACACGTCCAAAGACAAATTAGCGTTTTTGATTGAGGCGGGCAAAGATTGCAATTTTATTTGGAAAACGGGCGACTATTCAACTTTAGTTGCTGGTGACGCCACGGGGTCCATGTATATACCATCGAACGGAACACCCGCCACGGGTGGCGCATGGATCAGGGCATCAGATTATTATTTTTCGGAGTTCGCCAATCTTAGCCAAGCTTTAAGCGCGGCTATTCCTTCTAGCATTAAATCATTCACAACTTTAGGGTACGCGGCTGCGGCGGATGGAGGCGGGGCTAAGTACGTCGCGTTAGCTGCCATTCCTGCTCCCATAAGACCTTGGCATGTTCAAACGTATGGTGGACGTTGGTGGGTTTTAGACCAAGATGTTAATGTAAGTTACCGCGCTTTTGGCGGGATTGGCGTTTGGGGCTTCGATGACCGTGCCTTTATACAAGCGGCCATTGACTACGCCATGGTCGTAAAACAAGGTCGAATATGCGCCGAGTACGACGGGTATCCTCAAGTTAACGGGACACTTTACATAGGGAATGGTAGTGCTACACAATTTTCTACTCTTAATGGCGGAGGACTTGTTAAAAAAGGCGGTAACGTTGGTGTAAGTGGAAGTGACGGCTTTATAAAATGGGGCGGGGTTTTAGGGGGCGCAGTAGTAGATGTTCTTGGTCCTATTATGGGACCAAAAATACACGTAAAAGTTGACGGCGTTTCGTTAGCAAATAACGGCGTAATATTAAGAGGAGTCGTTGATGGTGATGTGAAAGCGTCAACGTTTGGTTGTCGCACAAATGGTATACACACCACTTCGTACGACGTGGCTGGCTACGCTTCTCCAAATTACCCAGTCGGTACAATTCAAACGAATTTTGACCGTTGTTTTGTGGCCATTCCAGACATCGCCAACGCTGTTGGTATTCGTATTGACGGCAATGCTGCCGGTATGTCAACGTGGAATTGCACATTTGTAAAACCCTACATTTACATGCCACCAACACAACCTGCGTTTGGTGTTTATATGGGCGTTTGTGATAGTAATATTATACAAGGCCTTCTTGTTTTTGGGACTAACCCAACAAAAATTGATAACGCTCCTGCGCCAGTTGCAGGTCAGTATGGCGTGTTTTTCGACTATAATATAAACAACACGTTTCCAAGTTCCAATCTGTTCAATCAACCGGACGTTGGGTGGGGTATTGAACCATTTAGACAGTGGTTTGCAGTGGGAACGCCAGCAACATTTGCACAACCAAACAAGATTGAAAATCTGTCTGGGTTAAACAGGGGTGTGTATCCAAAGCTAACAGTTCCCAACCTTGTTTGGGATCTGCCATATCGTGTTGCGTCGCAAGAGCTTATCAACCGCGTAGCAGGTATTGGTGCTGGGTTCGTATTGGCGACTATTCGTACAGAAGGTATGTACACTGTGACAATCACTGCTGTTACAAAAGTAGCTGCAACTACTGGCACAATACCATTGGAGTTGTCGTGGGATACAAAAGACTTTGCGGGAACAGGGACGCTGGGTATAACTAAACCGATCGGCGTATTGGATTTAACGGCCGTCGGTGACGTGGTACAGGCAACTTACTCTGTTTTGGTTAAAAAAGACGGACAAATACGAGCAAATGTCCCAGTAACAGCACACACCGGCACACTTGGGTTCGATTTCGCGTTTTCGGTAAAGAGAGAAACATGATGACTTGGCAGCCGACAGAAAAACAATTAAGAGATCATCATTCGGCATCAAAAGTTAACGAAGCCAAGACGTTCTCGACGGATAATCAGCTCGTCAAAGACGAAAATGGTGAGATTAAAATGTTTTTAACAAACGTTTTAAACGACGACGGTGACACGTTAGTTGTACAAGCACCGCGCATCGTCGATCAACCGCTACCCTCAGTTGACCTTAGTCGCGTATGGTCGCACAGTAACAAAGAACAGGGCGCACCACCTAAATCAAGAAAACTTTCAGACTATCAAAATCACCCAGCTAGGGGCGGCGTACCGAAGTTAATAATGCCGGGATTGAAATCATGAGCAATGCAAAGTTTGATTTAGTTGTTAAAAAATACATGCCTCGGTTGATGATTGAGTTCGATTTAGAGCTTAAGGACGCCGCCGCTGTTTTCGGCAATGGTGGGCATGAGAGTGGAGGATTTAAGACTCTTCAAGAAATATCTCCAACGATTAAAGGATCGGCAGGCGGCTACGGCTGGTTTCAATGGACTGGACCGCGCAGACGCGCTTTTAACGCGTTTTGTAAAAAATATGGTTTAAACCCCGCGTCGGATGAGGCCAATTATGGGTTTTTAGTTTACGAGCTTAAAACCACAGAACGAGCTGCTTTAAAAGCATTGCGGGATGCTCCTACGCTTAAAGCTAAAGTTATAAAATTTGAACTAGCGTTCGAGCGGGCAGGAGTAAAACACTACCCAAGTAGGCAACAATATGCGGCTCGCGCCGTTGAGGTATACAACAGTTCATTAAGACAAAAAACATCGCCTAAGGTTAAAGAAGCTTTACAGGACGCCGCAGCCGTGGATAGGTTATCTACAACAGAAATGGCTGGCGGCGCTGTAGCTGTGTCCGGCGCTGTGTCCGCCGTAAACGAAACTCTTTATACCGTAAACGAGGCCACTAACGGGATTAGGGAAACTGGCCCTTGGCTATTATTGGCGGTTGTTACCATAGGTTTCGGCGCTTATATAATCTATGAAAGGCGTCGCAAACGAAACGTCGCCAGAAAGCTTTTGATTGATGTTTAGTCGTTTAAACATTTTGGTTGCCGGTGTTGTGTTTGTCCTATCGGCAGTGGCTTATGTTTACACTAAAGGCGTAAACGACGCAAATTCGGCGTTACAAATTGAAATGGGTAAAGAGGCTTCGAAAAGGAATGAAACATCAGATGAAAACGTCGAAAATTTTGGTCGTATGTCTCGCCGCGATAAATGTGCTGCTATTGTCGACGATAAGCGGGTGTCAGACGCCATATGCAACTAACGGCTCTGGTTATAAATATGTCAAATTCCATGACCCGTTAGTGGCTAAACAAGTTTCAGAGGATGAAACAGCCGGTTCGGCCATCTTTTCCAACAACCAACAATGCTTAAAAGACAAAGAGTGCGACAAAAAATGACATTGCAGTATGAAAACAAATGGACCCCCGCGCAGCTAATACAAATAGCGTTGTTGTTGTTTGTCGGAATTGGGGGTTGGTTTGAATTGTCGTCGAGGGTAGCCGCCAGTGAAACGGCCATAGTTCGGATTGAAACCGAATTCAAAGAAACCGCAAAAGCGTTGGCAGTTTCAAACCAAAATTTACTGAACTTCGTTAACACGAAGTCTGACTACATCAATAGCGTAGATATTAGGCTGTCGCGTATAGAACAAAAAGTGGATGATTTACGCGCAAATGGCGCAGAAAGTCGGTAAATTAAATGGAACTCAAGCTACTTTACAGAAATTCAGACGGTGTAAAAAGAATTTCTGTCGCTGACACCGAATCCCCCAATTCGTTTAAAGTTATGACGTCCGTCGACGTTGATAAGGTGTTGGAAAGCGTCAAGCGTGACGAAGAACTCCTCGACAATTCTTCCACAAATAAATTGTTGGCGCGTGTACCACTTACTGTCTATGAACAGTCAATCCACGAGAATTGGGACGACGCTGATTGGAAAAGATGGTTAAACGAACCCGACAACAAATTGTTTAGGGTGTGGAAAGGTAAAGTATGAGTGCTTTATCGAATTTGGTCGAGGTGGTCAACGAGTGGTTAAATTTTAACCACAAAGAAGAGTTGGTTGTTTCGTGGGTTAGAATGGCAGAAGAGAACTTAAATGAAACTTTGCGTTGTAAACATATGGTACAAATCGACACGGGTAACGTGGTTAACAGTCGTGTAGCGATGCCGAACGATTGGTTAGAGCTGGATTTTGTTCGTGTTTTAGACGGTGCGCCGCTGGTTTTTAGGTCAAGGTACGATTTTTACGCAAATCCTAGCAGTCCCGATAATGTAAACGCATTTACATTATCGGGGAACTATTTGATGGTTAACGGCACTGTACCTGACGGCAAGGTTGTGGAAATCACTTACTACCAAAATATCCCACCGCTAGAAGGAACAAACAACTGGCTGATGCAATACTACTTTAGGTTGTATTTGTCTGCCACTCTCGCCGTAGCCCATGCTTATGAATTAGACACGGATAAAGCATCGATGCAACAAACAGCTACGCAGTTGATGGTTGACAAAATAAACGAAAATTCTGTTCTGGCAGAAACAAACGGGTCGAGGCTTGTAATTCCTCGCAAAAAAGGATTTGGTTAATGGCGTTGTCAAAAATAGGCGAAGCCGCTGTAGTCGGCTCTATAACATCAGGCACTTTCATTTCGCTTCACACCGCACTTCCAAATGACGGGGGGTCAAACGAAGTATCTGGCGCTGGCTACGCCCGCGCCGCCTCTGTGTTTGGTTACGGCGCAGAAGGAAATCCAACGATAGCTAGTAACACCGAAATTGTGCAATTTGGAGTCGCAAATGAAGCTTGGGGCACTGTCACTCATTTTGGACTTTGGACTTCTAAAACTGGGGGCTCTTATTTAGGAGGCAGTTTTTTGAATTTTAGTAAAGCCGTTTTTGTCAATGACATGCCGGTTTTCCCCATAAACGAACTGAAAATAAAAGCTGACTGATGGCGTACTTATACGGACAAAATGACTACGGCAGTGGGCTTTACGCGATAGAGCCTACGGGGCTGTCTTCAACATTTGAACTGCTTGTTGAACCTGCTTCGCCGTATTTGTACTCCTCCGTGGTTTTAAAAGCTCAGTTGGATTTGTCCGGTATTGTGTTATCCGGTTCAGCTCAATTCGCTAGTTTTTGGATCCCCTCAACAATTCCTACAATTAGCTGGAGCTGATCATGGCCGATACCTTAACATCGATTTACAATTTTGTAAAAATAGAAATCGGCGGGTCCAATGATTCGTGGGGCCAAAAAGTAAACGACAACACCCAAAAAATTGAAGATGTTATAGCAGCAGCCGAAACCACCATAAGTGGATTAGAAACAGCTTTGCTTGACGGAACTAATATACACAGTGCGGTTGTAGTGACTGATCTCAACGCAGCCGACGAATTAGGGGTACTGACGTCTTCTGACGCATTTGATTTACGCAAAATCACTTGGGCCAATATGCTGGTTGCCATAAAAGCCGCATTGTCGTCGTTTATTTGGTCGACAGGAGACTTAAAATGGTGCACTTACAAAATTCCCGCGTCTGGGTGGTTGTTGGCTGACGGCAAAACTATAGGCTCTGCCCTCTCTAACGCCTCAAGCAGGGCAGATGCAGACACTCTGCCATTGTTTACTTTGTTGTACAACAATTTTGCAAACGCCGAACTGCCAATACGGGACGCTTCGGGGTTGCCTTCTGTCAGAGGAGCTTCGGCGTTAATTGACTTTAATTCGAATAAACAACTACCTGTACCAGATTTGCGCGGAAGAACGATAGCGGGCTGGGAAGGAGCTGTAGCTTCCCTTCTAACTTCTCTGGTTGATGGATCAAAAATGGGCAGTACAGGCGGTTCGCAAAATCACATCTTAACGAGCGTGGAATTGCCTGCACACCAACACGCGGTTAATTTAAACGCCACCACCGCGTCGGCTGGGGACCACACACACACTATCGCTGCGTACACCGGAGCTGCAGGCGACGTTTCGGCGACTTACGGTTTTGCTAGTTCCCCAACCAGCGCTGAAATTTACACAAAAAGCGCGGGTGCCCATACTCACACGGTTGCAGTAGCAGGTAACACAGCTTCAACAGGTGCTGACCAAAACCACAACAACACACAACCCACGATCGTAATGAACGCGGTGATCAAATTATGACACCGATCGATTTTCCTGCCGGTGTTGTAAACACGGCCTCAAAGAAAAAATCCTCTGTAAGTTGGAGAGAAGTAAATCTTGTACGCTGGGAAAATCAAACTTTAAAACCTATTAAAGGTTGGCAAAAACTTAACTATCCTGCGTTTGCATCCAAAAATCGGGCAATGCACAGATGGATATCAAACAGTGGGGTACAATACACGGCTTATTTGTGCGAAAGACATTGCTACGTTGAATACAACGGGCAGATGTTTGATATAACACCCGTGGGAGGGCTAGCAAGTCCCTCTAACAATAACCAAGGCGGGTTTGGTGACCTGCTGTTTAGCGGGTCCACTTTCGGCACACCCAGAAATTCCAAAAGTCGTGCTGTTTTAAACACCCCGTGCTTCTGCTTAGATAATTGGGGCGAGGAACTTCGGGCTATGACTAGCGCCGACGGGAGACTTTTAAAATGGAACCCAAATACGCCAAACGCAAAATTGGAGGCGGTTGCTGGTGCTCCGATAAGTAACCGATCATTTTGTGTGACACCCGAAAGACACGTGATATTATTTGGCATGGGTGGGGAAGGGTCTAAGTTCGGATGGTCCGATCAAGAGGACGACACTAACTGGAATTTCGCCAGTTTGACGAGTAAAGCTGGTTTTTATGAAGTTGAACCCCGTTCCTCAATATCAGCACACATTGTAACTTCGTCAGGAGTTCTTTTTTTCACCGGTCGCGGTGCTTACGTTATGCGGTATATCGGACTTCCCTACGTTTACAAGTATGAGCTGGTAGCTGAATGTTCTAGCCCTTATTCTCACGCGTCCTTGGTTAGTACAACAGAAGGTGCGTTTTGGGCGGGCATAGACGGGTTTTGGATGTTTAATGGGGTATCTGCTTCGCCTGTTGAATGTTCCGTAAAAGATTGGATCAACAACTACATTGACGTACCAAATACGCGGTATGACGCCTGCGTGTTAAACTGTAGAGTTCAGTCGGAATTTTGGTTTTTCTTTTCCTCGTTAGGCCAAGCAACAAACGACAAGTTAGTTATATATGACTACAGGAACAACGTGTGGAGTATGGGACGCATTGGAAGAAGTTGCGGCATTTCGCAGCCCAATGATCCGTTTCCTATTATGTCAAACGGTTACGATGTTTTTAGGCACGAAACTGGATTTGATTACGAGGGTAGTTTAGAGATGCCTTGGGCAGAGACACACAATTTTAATTACAACAGCGGCGCTCAAAAAACTACAGTGAAACAAATGCTACCAGAAATAGTAGGCGACACGGGTGTGATCGGGTTTGTTTTACTAAAATCGGACGATCCGACTAAAAATTTGGAAACGCAAAGCGCATTGAAAACGGTAAGGTCCAATGGGTATGTAGATGTTAGAGAGACTGCGCGTGATTTTCGACTTAGGGCCGTAATGTTAAAACCGTCAGACTGGACTTTAGGTCCCATATTAGTAGACAGCGTTCAAAGGGGATTTAAATGAAAAACTTGCAGATACCTCTAAATGTAGACAGTCAGCTCGCGCGGTTTATGAGAGATTTATTAATATCGGTAAAAACCGCGTTAGACTCTAAATTGGACAAAGAGGAAGCGCAGGGTTCAGTACTACTTGCGTCACCGAACGGTTCGGTGTACAGTGTGGCAGTAAGTGACGCCGGTATTCTTACAGCTACTTTGGTTTCATCATGATCGATCATCCGTTAAAAAAGGAAATTGACGACGCTTTACTTAAACAAGGCGGACTATATGAGTTCGTCGATATAGTGAACTGCGTAAAAAACGGGACCATGCAGAGTTTTTCGCTAAACGAATCGTGGGCGGTCACTCAATGTTTGGTGTTTCCCAGAAAACGTGCATTAAACATAGTGTTTATGGTGGGCGAATTATCAGAATTGTGTACCCTCGAAGCAGAGTTGATCGGGTTTGCGCGGGAGTTAAACGTGGATTTGATGATGGCAGAGGGTAGACTAGGGTTTGAAAAGATCAAACGCCAAGGTTGGGTAAAGGTGTCTTCTTCTTTCGTTAAGGAATTAAATCATGGCACCTAAACAACCTACAACAACCACACAAATAAGCAAAGTAGAGCTGCCTGAGTGGGTAAACAAAGCGTCCGAGTCCAACTACAAAATGGCCGAAGAAATAGCGGCAAAACCGTTTGAACAATACGGCGGGAAAACGGTAGCAGACGTTTCATCAACCACCACTGACGCCTACGACAGATTTAAAGCAGGTGTTGGCGGAAATGATTCCGCGTTTGCCAAAGCAAATGAATTGTTTGAAAAACAAGGTAGGGGTGTTCTTGGGCTAGATCGAGCAGCGTACACTAATCCTTTTATAGACCAAGTTGAGAATAAAGCTTTGTCGGCGTTGGACAAGTCGCGTATACAATCTTTAATGAGCAACGCCGACAAAGCTGTGTCATCAAAAGCTTTCGGAGGGTCAAGATCGGCCATCGTGGACGCTTTAACCAATTCAGAAAGCGCCGAAAAAGCGGGGGTATTATCTGCCGGACTTCGCAAGGAGGGGTTTGATCAGGCCACGGGAGCGATGCGTTCTGATTTAGCTGGCTTTGGAAGTGGTGCGCAAGGAATTTTAGGTACTGCTGAAATGAGCAACGCCCAACGTCTTAAGGATTTTTCGGGGTTGTTGGGCATAGGACAACAAGAGCAATCACAAGCGCAACGCCTTTTGGACGACTCCAAGGGACGGTTCGACGAGGCGAAAAACAGCGATCTTGAAAAACTGAACATAAAACTGTCTGCTTTAGGAATGTCGCCTTACGGCAAGTCGGAGAACACGCAAAAAACGACCAGCGGTGGTTCTAGTGGTACCGATTTTGCGCAAATGGGTCTGGGCATACTGTCATTATTGTTTGGTTTATCCGATAAAACCGAAAAAACTGACATTCGTCGTGTCGGCAAACACAAAGAAACGGGCATACCCCTATACTCGTTTAGGTACAAGGGCGACCCGAAACGCTACCCCAAAGTGGTCGGACCCATGGCGCAAGACGTTAAAAAAGTGTTTCCAAAGTCCGTCGTTGATGTGGGAGGCAAGCTCGCTGTTGACAAAAGGTTGTTGGGCGCATTGAGCGGGGTTAAAGCATGAGCGACATAGAATCATACATTCGTAAAAAAGCTGCTAGTTTGGGTATTGACCCAAACATCGCGGTGCGTGTAGCTATGTCAGAAGGGGGAACAACTGACCCTGCTAGGCAAAGCGATTCTTCAAAAAACGGAATTCGTGAACCTTCATACGGACCGTTTCAACTTTTGGTGGGAGGCGAAGGTACCGGATTTCCTGCGGGGATGGGCAACGATTTTGTGCGTCGTACTGGATTGCACCCTTCAAACCCCGCTAATGTTTACAAGGGTATTGATTTCGCCCTAGAGGGTGCGTCAAAGAACGGGTGGGGTGCGTGGTACGGAGCCAAAAAAGCTGGTATAGGTAACAAAGAGGGCATTGGTGGACTTACGCTTAACTCATTGCCCATTGCGGCAGGTTCTCCCGCTCCTGCCATTAACACATTCCGCGACGTAGCCACCCTGCCTGTAGTAGGTGCGGACGCAGCCGCTGCGCCAGTTGGAACACCAGCGGACGCTTTTAAGTCGGGCGACGTATTGGGAGGGTTTAAAGCACTGTTTAATAAAGATAACGTGGGGAAACTTTCAGAACTGAGTAAGCTAACTGGCGGAGGAGGTAGCGAAAACGCACAAATGCAAGCACACTCCGCGCCCATCCAAACTTCTATTGGAAGTGACGGCTTAGACGCTTCGCGCATGGCAACTGCGCAGCAAATGATGACGCAGTTAGTGGCAGGCAGACGCAAAAAGCCACTCGGCTTGAGTTTGATGGGGTAGTGAATGGCGATCGGTGATCTAATATTTCAATTGATGGGTCAGCAAGACCCCAAAAAAGCGCTGCTGGCGGCCATAGCCGCCAGCCCGCAGCAAAGTACGCAGGCTACGCAGCAAGCAAACGGCACTACGCCGGACGCAGCCGCACAGCCAGCCGCACAG